GAAGAAGGATTTATTTCCTGTTCTATTTGTGCATCTAAACCAGCTTTTAAAGAAGCGACTGCTTCTTCACCCATTGCTGCTTCAGTCCATGCGACTACTTCAGCTTCTGTTAAATCTGCAAAAGGAATAAAGCTAGTTATATCGCTAACGTCTAAAGTTTGAGTTCCATAGCTAGAAGATTGATAAGCAACTCCTTCTGGGTTTAATTGGTCAGATACTGCTTTTAAATTCCAATGTACGTTATAAACGACATCAGAATAAGTTCCATCTTGTGGGTAAGCATCTACTACTTTGCAATTCCATGTGTAATTAATCATAATTTTTATATTTATTTAATTGTTATTTATTTGTTTAATTCTAATTTTTCAACTTTAGCTGTTAGTTCTTGTATTGACTTAACTAATAAAGGAACTATTTTAGAGTAATCTACTCCTTGCATTTCTTCAGCATCTTTATCGCCTGTAACTGCATCAGGTAAAACTTCTGCAAGTTCGTGAGCCATCACACCATAAGACCTAGAATCTTCTGCTTTCCACTTATAATCATAAACAGGTATTTTAGAAACCAAATCAAGACCTTTAAAGTCTTGTAAATCTTCTTTTAATCTATAATCTGAAGATGTATTATAAGCTGTTGCTGAACCTGTTACAGATATAGTTCCAACAACTGTTCCATTACTAAAAAAAGCTATTGCTTCTCCTGTTCCATTAGTTACATTAAAACCAGCAACAAGATTATCAGAATTGACGTGAAACTTATTACCCCTTAAAGTAGATGTCGTTCCAACTAATAAATCCCCCCCAGAGCTTATCCTCATTCTTTCTGTATTTGATGCTCCTGAAGAAAATTTTACATAATTATTACCGAAAAGACTTATTTCATCAACAGAACCATAAAAACCACCCCATTGAGTACCAGCGTTTCCAAAGGATAAAATTCCTGAAACACTACCACCAACAGTTAAAGATGCCCTTCCCGTTGCCGTATTTAACATTGTTGTTTGACCCAGTCCCAAATTCCCTGAAGAATCGAGCCTCATTTTTTCACTATCATTTGTAATAAAACTAAAATCGTGATTAGTTTCAGTACCAATAAAAGGAACAGTACTAACATCTCGTCCAGCACCAAATTGTAGTGTGTACGCTCCTTTTGTAAATCTTGCCCTAGAGCCTAAATTATTAGCTGCTGATACATCTAAAGCTACTGTAGGCGTAACTCCTATTCCTACAAATCCAGCAAAAGTTGCGTTTCCATCTTTTGCAATGGTCATTCTTGTTGCTAAAGAACCAGCATTAGATGTTCTAAATAACATTTGTGTAGATGTATTATCGTCTATCCTTGAAGATACTATTTCAGCTTGTCTTGTTCCAGCATTAAGCCAAGCAACTCTTCCTAAATCTGCATCTGATGTACGATTACCTTGTAGCTCAAGCATCCCCATTCCTGTGTCTTTTCCAACAGTAAGTACTGTATGGTCAACACCTAAACCACTTCTATTTATATTCGTAGTACCCAGTCCCAAATTACCTGAAGAATCGAGCCTCATTTTTTCTGCTCCTGATAAGTTTCTAAATCTCCAATCATCTCCTGTTAAATAAAACACACCAGCAGACCTAAAATCAGTAGATTGTACACTTCCATCAAAAGTTGCGTTTTGTGAAGCGTCTATTGTAAGACCTAAAGTTCCGTTAGTATGTACTTGAAAATCATTAGTTGCATTTCTTAATCTTGTAAGACTACTAGTATTTACAGACTGCATTGTTATATCACAGTTTGCATTACTTGTATTTAATTCTAAAACTGAATTTAGTGTATCAGTTACTGTTATACCACCTGTTACTGATATACCTGTGCTTGTAGTTGCAAATTTCTTAACTGAATCAAAATATAATTCAACAGCACCATCCGTTAGGGCGTGAATCATTTTCTCCCCACTAGTTTTTTCTAATTTAATACCAGTACCATTTGAAGCTAAAATAAGTTCTCCAGTACCCTGATCTTTAAGGTAACTATTATTACCATCATGATATATTTCAAAGTCGCTACTTGTACCTAGATTTAAGTAAAAGTTATCTGGAAATACAACTCCATTAGTTCCAGTCATTGTTCCACCAGCTAAAGGTAGGAAAACTCCTGTTCCTCCAGTAGTTACAAAGTTTGCTGGAGTTATTTGAACATTCTCTGTTCCATTATACCCAACAATGTGAGACACATCACTAGTAGTTGTTTTTAATTCAAATTCACTAAACTTTTTATTTGCCATTTTATATTATTTTATATTATTTTATTGAAATTCTGTTACTAAAAATTCATTGTTAGCTTCCGTTAAAAGGTAATCTCCGTTTTCTGCTAATATTTCATACAACAGAGTAGGAGTACAATCTACGTAAGGCTTATAAACCAATCCCCAGTTTACAGTATTATCACAAACTCCATTTCCCCACCATGTTGTGCCAGTTGGTTTTATATATATTGATCCCCACATCTATTGTCTATTTATTTTTGTTATATAATTTATAACTACGTTCCAAGTATTGTCTTCTGTCCACATATTTTAAATATTTTTCTAACTTTAAAAGATTAGAATTTTTTTGTTTATATTTTATAATACCCATCCTCCAAAATCTGCGTTAGCTGTGTCGGGATAAATGTCGTCGTTTGTATTCGAATTGTATTCTGGATAGGTCGCCTGATTATAAACCATGAAATCAATAAAATTATTCGTGTAGAATTGTGCAATATCTCTGTATTTTTCAACTAGATAATCCACTTCTTCTTTGTCTACTGTTACACTGCCTTCCGCTTGCCTTTTAAATACTCCATTATTAGCTACACTGTATGCAGCAAATGGCATGTAAACCACTAACGCCCAATAAATTGTCATAGGCTTCAAATACGTTTCTAACAATGTTTTATATGCAGCATTTACAGGAAGATCAATCGTTTGGTTAAGAATTAAATCTTGAATCTTTTCCATTAATTTAGTCCCTGTATAATTCTGGATTTCTGTATCCTGTGAAATTTCGATCATATAAATAAATTTATCTGGATCAACATTCCCTGATAATACAGAATATCTTTTAATGTCTTTTGTTGTTATAAATAATGCTTTAGCCATGTTTTCTTTTATTTAGGATATGCCCCTTTGTTTTTCATGTCATTTGGCGCAATTGCGGATTCTTTTGAACCCCAAGGGTTTTTTTGAAACGAATCAGGAATAGTTCCAGTTTTTTTATAATCCAATAAGTAATCACTCGGTTCAGTATCTTTTTTTAAACGATATAAGACTTGTTTCCAAGCGTGGCGGCAGTATATTCCGCCCTTGAATTTAAACAGGTTATAAGGTCTTCCGTCATGTCCTAACTCTTGATTTATGCCGTCTTCAGAAGCTCTATTAATGTCTTCTATGCGATAGACTACATTAGCACGAGATAAACGCATCATGTCATCGCAAAATTCTCTTGAACTGTTACCAATTATGTTTGGGGTATAAGATTTCTGAAAATACTTATATCTTATTTTATAATTCTTTGAATCTAAATAAGACGATTTGTTTGTAGGAGCGTAAATTTCATCTTTTAACTTTGTAAATAATGATTTTTTTTCTACAATAGAAGCAGATGCCCATATTTCATTAGATAGATTTTCTTCTGAATACTCTCTGTCGTCTACTTCTTCCCAGTCGTCAGACATTACTTGACCTTTTAAATTGTCTAATAATAATTTGCCTTGATTATCACTTAAAAAAGCAGTTTCATCATGAGATTCACAAGGCATGTACCAAACTTCGCCATCCATTTCGTGTTCATGATGTCCTTCACAACCTTGTTCTAAAGCTTTTGCTTCAGCTTCTTCAATAGTTTTATAGGCTATTTTTTTAAGGCTTAATTCATAACCTGTTTCTTCTTCTATTATTTCTTCGTTTACTATATCAATATCCGTAAAATCAAGAGGTTTAAGAGTCTTAAAGTATAAGTCTAAAGCAATATCATTGATAGAAAGAATAGCATCAAGACATTCAATTACTTGGTCTTGGAAACATTGTATTACTATATTGTCAAATAACTGTGTAGCGTTTTTTATTTCTTCTGCATTGTTGCCAAGACCGTCGCTCCCCTCTCTTATACCAAGAAGCATTGGAGAAGTAACTCTATGACCAACGATTAGTTTTTTGAAGCATTCATCCGCCAAATAAGAATAATGTGCGGGAGCGTCATTTAAGGGAACATCGTCAATAGTCGTTTTAGATTCTGCATTATTATTAAATGCTACAATTACTTTCTCCCCTCTGCTTCCTGTTAATTTATTTAATACATCACTTTTAATAGATTGCATCTTGTCAGGATCAGGAACCCCGTTATTAAAATTAACTACTTTCGTGCCACTAAAACCACTAATACAATCATTGATAAGGTAATCGCCGATTTCGTCTTCTAAAACAGCGTAAGGCATAGCAGAAGACCAATCTGGACTGGAATAATAATATTTTCCCGCTTCATAAGGCTTTAAAACATACATTTCAATTCCGTTAGCTTTGCCAAACCCAAATGCTGGTATTCTTTCAGGTTTCTCATTAGGTTTTAAATCTTCCCAATGACTAGAATAATACCAAGCTTCAATATCGCCTTCGTCATTACACTTTTCAGCTCTTAATGT